AAGCGCCGGTTACGCTGTCTTTCTATGGCACGGCGGCATGGTCTACGGCCACACGGTTTGCGCTCCTGATACAGTCACAGGCATCACGTGACCTGCAAGAGGCGTTGGGCCTTGGGGTATATCAGGCGTCGGGGCTAACTGATGTTAAGATGCTCACAGGCCAGCAATATGGCGAGCGTCAAGAGCTAACCCTCAATGTTCGGTACGCCACGGCGGCAGATATTGATACACTACGTATCGACACCGCACAAATCGAATTACGAACTGAGCGCGGCTTAGTAATCGAACCCTAACACGAGGATTTACCGTGGCATCACAAATCAGATTGGCACCCAGCGCGTCCGGCGATTCAGTGCAGGCGTTCCCGTTGCGGAAAGGTCTTGTCAATATCTCGACCGGCATTGTAACCGACCCGCTTACAAGTTTACGGCCTCAGCTTGCACATTGCGTTGAGGATGGCTCGCTTACCTTGACGTGGGGTGACGCAAGTACAGCCGTTGTTGCGTTTGTGGCGGGTGATGATTTCTCGATCACTGAAGCCGTGACTGTAGAAGTTACAAGCGGCGCGTTCCATTTTGCCTAGAGGGCGCACTAATGTCCGCAAGTATTGACAACCTTATAAATGTCAACTTTACAAAAGGGAGAAATGACTTGTTAAAATTCGGCCTAATGCTAGGGGGTAAGGGTGACTACAGGCCACCACAGTTTGACGCTGAAAGCCTAAAGTTTGAGTACATAGACGCCAATGAATCTTATGGCATTGACCTAAACGGATCACGGTTTTTGCAGAAGCTCACGTTTGCCGAGTCTCAGGACTTTACCCGCGCCACCACTGGAACCTTTATAGGTTCTAACGGGCTGATACAGACTGCGGCGATTGATGCGCCAAGGTTTACGCATGATCCTGTTACGCGGGAGGTGCAGGGGTTGTTGATTGAGGAACAGAGGACTAATGTTATAACACGGTCACAACCTACTGTTGCAGATAATTACTGGCAAGCTCTCACGGATACAACATTGTCAGATGTTACGTTAGCGGGATTACCTGCTTTAAGGGTAACTCGGGATACTGGAACAGGGGGATTGCAAGCGTTAATAACAAACACCCAAGGAAACTCTAGTAATAAGTGTTTTAGAACAATGATTGTCAGAGTATCTGACCCCGCAAACCAGTATTTAAAGGTTCGTGTAGCAGGGGATGCAGGTAACAGCTTTTATGAGGGAGATGACAGGTATCACATTACTTTCGACCTAAGTTCCAAAACTGTAGTTTACGCGGGCTCGAAAACCGGAACCGCCGAAATAAAAGAACTAAGTGTGGGTGTATTTAAACTTACGTTAAACCAGACTTTCACCAACAGCACGGCGGTGGCGGCCGGGGGCTGGGCGTTTAGACTAAGTGACCAGTCAGATGCAAGTGATTATAATACACCACAAGTTCCACAAGGATCATGGTTTGAGTTCACAGCGTGTCAACGTGAGGAACTTGTTGGCTACCCCACAAGCTACATCCCCACAGCAGGAACACAAGTAACAAGGGCGGCTGACGATTGTGTGAGGGTGTTAGGGGATGAGTACAACGCAAGCGAAGGAACAATATACTGTGAGTTGACATACCCAGTCGGGGCTGGTGGCGGAACTTACGGAAGAAGTGGCGGATTGATTTGTAGGATTCTGCCTCCGAGTGGGGCTAGTTTTACAAACCAGTTTGTAGTTTATCGCTATCTGGATGAGTTGTGGTTGAGCTTTCGTGACGCAGGAAGGTCTGGGTTTGATATACCAAATACGGCTTCTGGGTTATCAATAAGTGAAGGGGTACTCACAAAAATAGCCGTGTCTTGGAAAGCAGGTGTTGGGTTTACTTTTTCTGTTGCAGGGGCGACAAGCGTTTCTGCGTTTAGTGATTTACCCGCGTTCGCGTCAGACTACTTATCGCTTACAACAGCGTATGACGGTTCTGAGTTTTCTGGCATTAAAAAAGACTTTAGAATTTTCCCAACAGCCTTATCAGAATCCGAACTCATCACCCTGACCGGAGGCACTTAATATGAATAACCAAAGCGTAATAGGCAAGATCGTAGACACCCCCGGCACGTATGACGACGAAGGTAATCAGCTAACGGCTCCGACATATCTCACAGGCTGGCATGTGAACACTACAAGTAAGGTTGCAGATTGGGCTGACTATTTGTGCGACCCTCAGCCTAGTACGCCTATGCGGGTGTATGCGGGCGGCGTGTTGCCAGTGTGCTACAGCTTTCCCGATCAGGCTACGTTCGAGGCTATGCACAATGCTGAATAAGACACACGCAGAACACTCTGTCATTGCGGTTGTTATTCAGTTGTGCCTATGGCCCGCGTTCGGTCTGTGGGCGGCTGGTTCAATTTCTATCGCCGTTCTGCTGGGGCGTGAGATAGCGCAGCATGAATACAAGCTGGCCATAGATCTCGGTTGGTCATGGGGCGAAGTCAAACCTGTAAAGTGGCATGAAGGGATCGTTAAAGGCTGGAGTAACGATTCTATTCTGGACGTAATTGTTCCCGCACTGGTCTGCCTGTTCGTTGTAGGTTTAGCAAATATATTTTTTCAGGTATCATAGGCATAGTAAACAGAATACAAAGCACCCAGAGGATTTGATTATGAGTGTAAGCATTAATAACGTCGTCACCGTCACCCTGCTACAAAGCGGCGCACTGGCAATGGCAGACAACCCCAACGTGGTCACAATGATGACCAGCGAGCAACAAGGCCCGTTGTCATCCGCGAGCCGCTACCGTATTTATTCCGAGGCGGCAAGCGTGGCGGCTGATTTTGGAACAGCAAGTCAGGCGTATGATTTCGCACTGTCGTTTTTTGCCACTCAGCCGAATGCCACCAACGCCGGTGGATTTCTGGTTATGGGATATTGGCGTGGCGCTGATGAGGACGTGCCAGCAACCGCAGCCAGCCTGAACGGTGCTCAGTTGTCCGAGGCGACCGTGGTGAGCGCACTACAGCAGGTAGCAGACGGAACTCTTGATGTCTCAATTGACGGCGTAACCGAAAACCTGACGGCGTTGGACTTCCAGGCGACTACTACGCTGGATGAGATTGCGGTCGTTATCGACACGGCATTGACCGGCGGAACGGCAGCGGTGGTTGATCAGCGCATTGTCATTACTAGCGCGACCACCGGAGCGACAAGCCTGATTACTTTCGCCACCGATCCCGGAACCGGTACTTTCATCGGCCAGACCTTGGCGCTGACTACCGGATCCGGCGGCTTCCTTACTCAGGGTGCGGCGGCTGAAACGCTTACAGCAGAAACCAAGCTGGCAGGAATCACAGAGCTTCGCAGCCAAGTTAAATTTCGGGGCGCAATGTTCATCGACAACCCGACGGACGAAGAGTCTAAGGATTTGGCAGAATGGGGCCAGGCAAATGACGTGCTGCAATACGACGTATTCGAAAGCCCGGCAAACCTGCTGGTAGACCCAACCAACGTGGTCTGGGATATCAAACTTTCCGGCCTGACTAATTACAGGATGTTGTACAGCAAGGCGGGCAACCGCAAACTGGCGGCCTCCTACATGGCGCGGGTACATACCGTTAATTTCGGCGCTGAGAATTCCGCGCTTACCATGCATCTCAAAGAGCTCTCTGTTGCTGCTGAGGAATACACGCAGACGGAAGTCAACAACGCAAAGATGGTCGGACTTGATTTGTACACCACGATCAAACTTACACCGGCTATCTTGACCAGCGGGGCTAACGTCTTCACCGATGAGCGCTATAATCTCATTGCCCTTGTTGATTTTATCCAAGTCGATATGTACAACCTGCTCAAGCAGACAGGCACCAAGATTCCGCAAACACGGAGAGGCGTTAATCAACTGATCGACCAGGCCGAGAAAACAACCCGGCAGTTTGTCCGGGCAGGAGTAGCAGCCCCAGGAACATGGTCAAGCCCTGATCATTTCGGCAACCGCGAGACGTTCGAGCAGAGTATCATCAATAACGGCTTTTATTGGCTTGCTGGTTCGCTGGCCGATCAGGCGCAGAATTCCCGCGAGGCGAGAGAATCGCCGGTTCTGCAGGGAGCTGTAAAAATGGCGGGCGCTGTTCATTCCGTAGACATCATCGTCAACGTAAACCGTTAAGGAGCACGCATCATGGCAGGCATTGCATTAGCAGTAGACAGCACAACCGTTGTACTTAACGGCACGGCCATTGTCGATCTGGCAGAGGGGGATTACGTAGTCCTGACCCCGGCCAACCCGGCTACGTCGCATATCAATAGCACCAACGGCGGGGTAAATATCAATGAGCGTTCGGATCGTGGCGTTCATGACCTGACTCTCAGGGTCCAGCGTTACAGCGAGTCGGACGGGTTTCTGAACAACCTGCTCCGACAATCACCCCCGGTCGTCGTAAATGGCAGCGTAAAGGAAAACTTCAATCGCGACGGCACCGACGGCGTGGAGTCTTGGAGCTTGGAGCTTGGCAGCGTAACGACTCAGCCGACAAGCACAAAATCAGGCACTGACGGCAACGCTGTTCAGGAGTACGTGATTCGATTCCGCAACGCATCCCGCAACCTATAAGGTGACAACATGACCGAAGAACCACAATCAGAAAGAAAGCAAGCACTGGCGATGCTAAAGGCCGTCCACGATGATCAGTCGGCAACGCTACCGAGCGGACGAGAATATAAGTTGACTAAGATGACGCATAAGCAGCGGCGTCGTGTCTTTGCGTTCTTCACCAAAAATCAACATGATATCCAGACCGGCGATTTTTCCTTTCTCGACTCGGCGGAGTTCGAGCCAGTCGAGAAGGTCATCATGGACACCGTGCTGTTTGAGGACGCACAGCTTAGTAAATCGCCGAACCACTGGGAAGAGTGCCCAGAAGATTACGTTATCTTTATTACCACCATGCTTGGAGCTATCAGCTACCCTTTTTTGAAAGGCAGCCTTGGCGCCTAACAGTTCCGGTCCCCCTGTCTGAACCGAGCCTTATTGCATACAGCAACTTGTCGAACGAAGTTATGATCGAACATGCCTTGGTTCGGTACGGCTACGGGACCCTGGATCAAGTCAGAGATATGGACACGGGAGACTTTCTGGATGCAGTTGAGTATCAAGAAATTACATCCGCGATTGAACAATACCGGATGGAACAAGCGCAGAGGGAGCGATAATGGCCGCAGTATCAGAAATCATCACAAAATTTTCGTTCCAAGGATCCACCAAGCCTCTCAAGGACTACAACAATAGCCTCGGCGAAAGCATCAAACTTCTCGGCGCGATGGGCGCAGCATTCGGTGCCGCCACCTTTGCGGTCGCTAAGTGGGCGTCTGGGGTTAGTCAGTCCCTTCAACCTCTGTTCGATCTCAGCGAGCAAACCGGCGTGGCTGTCGCATCCCTCCAAGAGTTGTCATTTGCCGCTGAACAATCAGGCTCATCATCTCAAGCCCTGGAATCATCCATTAGCGGTCTATCCGCAAAGATCGGCGAAGCAGCACAGAAGGGCAGTGAAGAATTCTCACGTCTCGGGATTAGTGTCAGGGATGCAAACGGCAACGTAAAAGACGCCGATGCAATCCTGGGAGAGGTCGGCAACAGCTTTAAGCGGCTCGGCCTATCAATGAGCGAGCAACAGGGCTATGCCGAGGCGCTCGGTATTGATCCCAGCCTGATTTCCATGCTCAGCCAGACCAGCGCGGAGACAGATAAGCTCAAGCAGCGCGCTCGTGACCTGGGTATCACGCTATCTCCAGAAGATAAAAAAGGGCTGAAAGAATATAACGAATCCATCTCGGAGATGGATTCTGCAATGAGCGGACTTAAAAACCTAATTGCCGTTGCTATTGTGCCGGAGCTTGAAGGCCTGGCGGAGGGCTTCAGCGATTTGCTCGCCAAAAACAACGAGTGGATTGTTGATGGCGTGGAGGCAACTGTAGAGTTTGTCGTCGACTTGGTTGACGCGCTCAAAAGACTGGCGCCATTTATCTTGGCTGCTGGCGCGGCGTTTGCGATAGCGACAATCGGCACATCCGGCTTTGCAACAGCGCTTGGTCTTGTACTTTCTCCTGCCGTGTTAATTGCCGCCGGGATTTTAGCTATCGCACTCGTTCTTGATGATCTGATCGTAGCTTTCCGAGGCGGCGATTCGGTTATTGCAGACTTCTTCGGGGGGTTCTTCGGGTGGGATATACAGCCGCTGCTTAAGGATATTGTTGCGGTCTTTAAAGAGGTCGTCGGAGGAATCCTTGGCGGCGCAAAGATCATATTCGATGCCTTGGAACCGATAGCGCCGTTGATTGCCGTTGTGGGTGCCGCGTTCGTTGCGGCTACTGTTGGCCCTGCTCTCTTTGCAGGAGCACTTGCCATCATAACATCACCGATCACACTGATAATTGCTGGGGTGGCTGGCATATTATGGGCAGTCAATGACCTGTCGAAAGCGTTTAATGGGGGCGAGTCTGCAATCGCAGACTTCTTTCAAGAGTTTTTTGGTTGGGATATTCTGCCGGTAATAACTGGCATAATTGACGGATTCAAAAAGTTGTTCGAGGATTTGAAAACTCTTGGCATGGGTTTCTTATCAGGATTTATGGATATATTCTCAGGAATTGGCGATATCCTGTCCGGTAATTTTGCGGAGGGTTTTGATAAAATTGGCGAAGGCTTCATGGAAATCATCGACACGTGGGTTGAAGCATTCAGAAGCGTATTTGGTGAGGCTTTTAATTGGCTGAAGCAAAAGGCTTTGGATATTTTGCCGGACTGGGCCGTAAAACTTGTCGGCGGAGCCGGCGATGCAGCATCAGCCGCTGCGGGTATGGCCGGAGATGCGGCATCAGCCGCTGCGGGTATAGCGGGTGACGTTGGCAACTGGGTCGGGGGGCTTTTCGGCGGTAAAGAATCCGGTGAAGATGGAGCTCCAATGCCAACATCAGTATCTGATCCAACATCCCAGTCTCATTCGCAAGCCATGCAGCCGGGCGGCGCTGTAACGAACGTCGGAGGAACGTCGAGCAGTGTCGAACAGAACATAAACATGGAGATCAAAACATTAGATCCCGAGCGTGCAGGTAAGGCCGCGTCCGACGGACTACAGCGGCAGCTTGAGGACGCACGGACCCAAAGCAGACGCGGGGGAATGTAATGGCGCTAATCGGAGAGTTGACAGACTACGCAAAAAACACCGGCGGCATACGTGACTACCTAAATTGGCAGTATCCAAGCGACACCGATTCCGACTCCGAAACTGTTGGCATTGGCGGTTATACCGCATTTGCCCAGGTGAGCGAAAAATTCAGCCGCTCTGCCAAGGTGCCTACCACCTTCCTCGAAGACGGTAGCCATGTTAACGATCACATTATCAGGGAGCCCCTTACGGTCAGCATAGAGGGCAACGTATCGGACGTTTACGCGCAGCCAAGCGCACCGGTGGCCGCATTTCAAGAGGCGCAAACGCAGGTCGGAAATATCACTCAATACGCCCCGGCGCGCACGCAGGCACAGCTTAGCCGAGTATCGGGTCTAGTCAATGACTTTACCAACGCGGTTGACCGGGTGGATGCTGCAATAGACGCAACGCAGGGCGCAGCAAAGTACCTCGGGCTGCAAGACAGCGAAGCCCAAACCAATATCGAGGCGTTTTTGAAAAAAATGGAAGGTCTTCAAGCGACTGATAAGCTAATCAAAATCAGCACGTCGTTCAAGAACTACACCGATATGTACATTACATCGCTTGAGGTCACACGTGATAACCAGAGCAAGGCGATCAGTTTTAACCTGGAGGCGCAGAAAGTGCGCATTGCGCAAACCTCATTCACAAAGACTACAGCCGCTCAGAACGCAGCCATTGCCACTAACGGCCAGACTGACGGCGAGACGGACAAGGGGGCGCAGGAAGGTGAGGAAGTGGAAGAGAGCTTGTCTACCAATTTGGGGCAAATGTTTGGGTGGATTCCAGAATGAGACGACTGCAAAACATAACGGCAGAGCCTATCCAGCGGCACACTATCCTTTTTGAAGAGTCTGAGATCATCTTCACGCTGCGATTTTACCCGCGCACTCAAATATGGATGTTTGATGCGGAGTTCGGCGACACGGTGGTTTACGGTCTAAAATTATCCGTGGGCGTATTGCACATGCTCAGCCAGAATCAGCCCTTTGATTTTATCTGTATTGACCGCAGCGGAAACGGGATTGATCCATTCTCGCGGCAGGACTTCAGCGGCGGACGCTGTAATATTTACATGCTGGAGGCGGCGGATATGGAGCAGCTCCGTGGAGTAGAGGTGCAGTTATGATGACCACTCCAAGATTTAGCCGCGATTATATCCTCAGAATAACCGCCGGAGGTCTCAACATTGAGATAACGCCGCCGATCCAAATTGTCTTCGACATCACGAAGTCTATCCGGGGTGGCATTAACAAAATGAATATACAGATTACCAACCTGGCAGAGTCCAAACGATTGTCTCTTGTTAAAGATGCCGAAGAGGGCGAGAAAGTAATCCCGGTTGCGCTGTTTGTCGGTTATCAAGACCGTGTAGAAATGATTTTCAAGGGCACAGTCCAGACCGGCGGTAATGCACGGCAGGGGCCGGACATCATTACCTCGCTGGAATGCTTGGACGGCGGCAAGGATTCGCTGCATAGTTTCACCGCCCGCACGGTCGAGGGCGGGCGCAGGGCGATAGATGCGTGCGTCGCAGATATGCCACGCACAAAAATAGGCAAGATCACCGAGCGTCCGCCTTTGACGCGACCCAAGGTGCTAATCGGCAACAGTGCGCGGCTTATCGAGGAAATGATGGGACCTAATGAAACGTCTTATATAGACGACGAGCAACTTTACGCCATAAAAGACGACGAGGTTGTGAGAAGATATGTTCCGGTAGTGAGTGCGGCAACCGGGATGATCAGCACCCCGACGCGGGATAGCAAACTGGTGACTTTTGAAACGCTGATGAACCCCTCCGTGAAAATCGGAGGGCTTGCTAATCTGAAAAGCTCAACAGCGCCGCACCTGGACGGCATTTACAAAATTGAAACAATCAACTATCGCGGCGACAATTACGGGGATGAGTGGAAACAGAGCTGCACCGGCACCCTGGCCGCAGAGGCTAAATCGATATGACAGCGAAACGGGAGTTAACAGACGTTTTGAACGACGCCATTGGCGAGGCACTGTCCAATTTGCACACTGCCACCATTGCCAAGGTTACGGCGGTGCAAGCAAAAACGATCAGCGTGCAGCCAGTGATTAACCGCGTGGTAGATGGTAAGTCGATCAAGCTACCACAATTTACAAAAGTACCCCCTCTCTTTATGCAGGGCGGCGGCAGCTATACGGCGCACCCTATAACCGTGGGCGACTATTGCTTGCTAGTATTGACTGAGCGGTGTTTTGATCGATGGTATTCCGGGTCAGATTTCCAAGACCCGGCAGAGTTCCGGATGCACGACTACAGCGACGGAATTGCCATTGTTGGGATCAATCCGCAAGCCGGGGCGCTTACCATTCCAAGCGTTATCCAGCACACCGGCGACACGAATCAGGACGGGGATTATACACACCAGGGGGACCGGACGCAGACGGGGAACCAGACGATAATCGGAGATTTACATGTCGACGGCAACATAACATGCACAGGTAAACTCACCGCGGCGACAGCCACAATCGGCGGCATAGACTTCGGCACCCACACCCACCCGGGAGACAGCGGCGGGACCACAGGAGGGCCGCAATAATGAGAGTTTCAGGACTAGACAGCAACCGTGATTGGAGATTTGGGAAAGGGCGCGCCGTATATAAACGCAACGCTGATGCCATTGCGCAGAACATCCTTACGCGCCTGCGGTCGTTCCGGGGAGACTGGTATCTGGACGTTGACGCGGGAGTAAACTGGATCGAATTGTTGGGCAACCCTGGCACTGAAAAGCGCATCATTCGGGCAGTGGAATCAACCGTGCTGCAAACCGACGGCGTAATCTCAATACAGAGACTTGGCATAATTCGGCGGAACAGTAATAGAGGTGTTACAATCGAGCTGCAATATACCGACGTTTTCACGCAGCAAGATTTGCAGACCCTGGAGCTCACCGCATGACAGTGCCACAGTTTACGCCCGAAGGCATTCAGGTTCAGACGTTCCAGGAAATTTATGACGAACTGGCAGCGGGCTACCGGGCGATCTATGGCGAGGATATTAACCTTGACCCCGACAGTCCTGACGGGCAGCGCGTAGCAATCGAGACGCAGCTTGTCCTAGACGCTCAATCCTTCGGCGCACTCGAATACAACCAGCGCGATCCTGATTTTGCACTCGGGCAATCCCTCAACAGCATCATTAAATTGGCCGGTATATCCCGCAGGCCCGCCACGCGCTCACAGGTAGACGTTGTGGTAACGACCGACCGACCGCTTACGCTTCCTCCGGATTATGCCGTCGAGGATGATTTAGGGCAGGCATGGACTACGCTCAATGCTATCGATATCCCGCCAGGCGAAACAACCGTAACACTTTTTGCGGAAAACTTCGGGGCGGTTGAAGCTGGCCCGGCCACGGTAGTAAACCCCGTGACGGTTGTTATCGGAGTGCTGTCTGTTACAAACCCAACAGCGGCTACGGTAGGCATTGACGAAGAAGCAGATCAAGATCTGCGGGTACGTCGCAACAGGTCACTAGAGACTCCGCAGTCGTCCAGCACTGGCCGCATGTTTACAGCACTTGCAAGCCTGCCAAACGTAACCGATGTGGCCGTGTACGAAAACGACACGGACACGACTGACTCCGACGGCATCCCGGCGCACAGCTTGTGGGTAGTGGTTGAGGGCGGCGCGGTGGCGGATATTATTGAGACGATGACGAAGAACAAGACCGGCGGAAAGGGCATGGTGGGGGCTGTTACTGGGACATTTATCGAGGATTTCAAGCGACCCAACGGAACCACTTTTACCATTGTTCACAGCATGACGTTCGACCGGCCTGTTGATGTGCCGGTACTTGTGCGGTTAGACGCCACCAGAAAGGATGCCGCGAACCCGGTAGACGAAGCGCTTATAAGTCAGGCTGTTGCAGCGAGAACCTTTAATATCGGTGAAAACCTATTGGCTGGCGACCTGTACCGCTTAGCGTTTAACGCCGGCGAAAACTTTATACCAACCAACCTAGAGATAAGCCAAGACGGCGGGGCGACGTACACAGACGGGCGCATACTGTCAGACCTGAATGAAAAGTTCAGCATTGCTGCCGGAGATGTTGCCGTAACGGAGATCATTTAATGAGCTTCGAATCAGATTACGTCAACCTGCTAATTAAGCAGTATTGGGAAAAGCCCAAAGCTAACGCCGAGATAGCATTCAAGGCGGGCGTGTGGCGCAAGACGTTTGAGTGGATTGATTCATTTAGTGAAGAGTTTGATCTTGATAACGCGACGGGCGACAGGCTCGAAATCATCGGGCGCATTGTTGGTATAAAACGAATAGTGCCCTTTGTGGTGCCTAAAATCGCTTTTGGTTTTGACGAAAACGTAAGCGCTCGCGGCTTTGATGATAAGTTTTCGCCGCTGGCAGACCGGGCACCATTTCAAGACAAATTTGAACGTGCCTATACCAGCTTGCAGCTTGACGATACAGCCTACCGTTTCTTTATTCGCGCTCGTATTGCCAAAAACGTCGGCGGGCCTTATATCGTAGATGACCAGGGGCTGTCGATTCAGCTTGCAATTAATACTCTTTTCGACGGCCTAGCGTACGTCATTGATAGAAAGGATATGACGCTTAATCTGTATGTTTCGCCGCAGTTTAACCTTGACCAGTTACGGGCTATAATTCGATTGGATTTATTGCCCAAGCCGCAGGGCGTAAGGTACGGGGTAATTGTGCAAGCAGGTCCGGGCGAGACTTTCGGGTTTTCCGACAACGTAAACGCTTTACCGTTTGCAGACAAATTTGACTTAACCAACCAGCCTGGCGGCAGGTTTGCTAACAAGGTGATTATCTAATGGCAAAAATCGATAGATACAACGGAAACATGGAAGCGTTTGCGGCAGATGCGCTGAGTACTGAGCGCACAATTTTTGGAGATACTGCGCAGTCTGACACGCTTGACGCCAACATTACGGCAGACTTTCTGCGCGGCTGGGGGGTTGTCGGCGTAAACGAAAACCCGACAAAGCAGGATTTTAACGGCCTTGCGTTTACGCTCGGGCAGCTGATTGCCTACCTGCATCAACGTGGCGTGCCGGAGTGGAATGCTGCGCAGGAATATTACGAGGGGTCTGTGGTCACTACGCTGGCCGGAATCTACCGGTTGAAGTCTGGCGGTGTCGGAAGTTCTGACCCCGATACTGACGGCGGGGTAAATTGGGAGCTTGCGCCTACGCCGGTTCAGTCTGACATCACCGTAACTGTCGGCACCGGCGGAGACTATCCGACAATCAACGCTGCTCTTGAGTATCTGAGCAAGCTACAGCCGGTCTATGACAGTGCAGGTATCACAGCAACAATCAATCTACTAACCGGATTCACAATGGCAGAACAGGTGCTTGTTCGAGGGTTGGACCTAGGCTGGGTAACTATAACTGGTGCGGATGCTGAAACCACAATTACCAACACCGCGCTAACCACCGACTTCACAACGGCGGATTATGGTTCCGACTCGTATCCTGCTTTCGGTGTTTCCAAGGGCGGCGTTCTCCCCCGTATTGGTCAGTTGTTTCGATTCGACGTCGCGAACGTAGGCGGCAATAAGCACGGCATCATGGCTGTAGGCGCTGGGAGCTCAGCAGATGTTTTGGCTGGGGCAGGAGTAAATGATGCCGGAACCCATGGCATCTGGGCGAACAGAGGCGCAACCATCAATGCGCACTCAGCAAACGCCTCAGGTGCCGGAACCTATGGCATCACCGCGTCCAACGGCGCAACCATCAATGCAGAAGAAGCAGACGCCTCAGGTGCCGGAGCCAATGGCATCTACGCGTCCCAAGGCGCAACCATCAATGCAGACGCAGCAAACGCCTCAGGTGCCGAAACCCATGGCATCATTGCGATCAGAGGCTCAACCATCAATGCGCAATCAGCAGACGCCTCAGGTGCCGGAACCTATGGCATCACCGCGTCCACCGGCGCAACCATCAATGCAGACGCAGCAACGGGCACACTATCTCAGGCAATAAATACCGTCACCAACAATGGTATTATATTCCAATAAGGATAAAATAATGAGACTATTAACAGTTATTAAAAACGGAAAATTCACCGGCACGCAATACGAGCAGGACAGCGATGCCATCCGCGCTCACCACGCCTCGCAGGGCGAAACGCTTGTATTTCTGGACTATCGACTAACTGCCAATGTCGATGGAGATTACGGTGTGCCGTCAGTTGGTGAGATTAGTCAGGCGTTGATTACCCAGCTAACACAAGCGCGCAAAGAGCAAGAACAGCAGGGCGTAGTTATCAACAACATCCGCTACGCAGGCAACCCCGGCAATCGGCAGACGTTGCAGGAGGCAATCACGTATATTGAAGACGCGGGCTTGGCAGAATTCCCGAGTTGGAAAGACTCAGACGGTGTGTTCCATCAGAATAACCCGCTGGCCGACGTAAAAGACGCAGCTCGTGCGATAGGTGCGCGCCGGTCGCAGCTGATTGCTGCCGAAGGCGAGTACGCTGCGCAGATTATAGCCGGCACCTTGACTGATCTCACAGAGGTTGTGTGGACATGATTTACGCACAGCACTTCTCCGCAGAAGAGTTCAGAGACTGGGCGGACGACATGAGCCCGCGCTTAGTCACCATGCTGGACATTCTCAGATTCCGACTGGGCAGCCCTATCGCCGTATCAGGAAGCGAATACGCCCTTGGCCGCAACCTTGGCCGTGGGAAGATGTCGGAGCATAACATTGATGAATGGGGCGAAGTGCTGGCTGTTGATTGCTTTATCGGCGGAGTCTATAACCGGATCCAAGCCGAAGCGGTTGCGCACGAAGCTGAGGCGATTGGCTTTACTGGCATCGGAGTGTACTCGGACACCCGTAACAACCAAGGCCAAGAGCAGGTCATGTTTCACCTTGGCGTGCGGCCCAATGAGTTAATGGGCTCGCCTGCAACATGGGGTCGCATTAGCGGCAAGTACACAAGTTTAATGGCGGCTGTTCAGTCGCTGAAGGCGGGCTGACTATGAGCGCATGGGATAAGATAAAAGACGTTGTAGGCTCTGTCGCACCCATGGCAGGGTCAATGCTTGCCGGGCCTGCTGGTGGCGCAGTTGGGTC